TATATTTTTTTAAATCATCTATTATAATTGTAGAATTACCTGATGATGTTTGGACATTACTGCAAATAGGTCTAGGTGGTTATGTTGTAGGAAGATCTGCAGAATCTGTTGCTAGAACAATGGCAAATAAATCTCAACCAAAAGATCAGGAGAATGGATAATGTTAGAAAGATTAAAAGACTTAATTGTAAACAATTATGTTTCAAAAAAAATTCAAGAAAAAAATAATATTCTTTTTAAAAGTCGAAAAGAAGTAGAAATTAATGGTAATGGAACTTCTGGATACACGATTAAAGAAGGTTCTCATAAAGGTATTGTTCTTGGTCATATTAAACGAGAAAAGAAAACCATTGAATAATGGATTTAATAGACTTTATTAAAAAGAAGATAATTGCTCCAAAAGTTGCAAATTTAACACAAACTACTATATCTGGTGTTGACTCTTTTGAAAAATATCAATATATAGTAGGTCAGATCAAATCACTTATTGATTTGCAACAGGAACTCACGGACCTGCAAAAAAAACAGGAGCTAATAGATGAAGACGATAAAAAGCGAGGAAATACCTCCTCATAAAGAAGGCCTTTTAGATGCCTATAAATCTGAAGAAGAAATCCAGAAAACATTTCTAGATCCAAAATCATTATCTAAATCTGCTTTAGAACGATTACCTCAACCGACTGGTTGGAGACTTTTAGTTTTACCGTGGGCTGGCCCACAAAAAACTAAAGGAGGAGTTATTCTTTCAGATAAATCTCACGCAATGATTCAAATTACAACTGTTGTTGGCTACGTGCTGAAAATGGGAAATCTTTGTTACAAAGATGAAAAAAGATTTCCATCAGGTGCATGGTGTAAAGAAAAACAATGGGTAATGTTTGGCAGATACGCTGGAAGTCGTTTTCGTATTGAAGGCGGTGAAGTGAGAATATTAAATGATGACGACATAATTGGAACCATAGGGGATCCGCGCGACATCGAACATATATACTAAGGAGATGTAAATGTCAGAAGCAAAACAGGAGCTAAAAAACACAACAGGAGAAACTGAAGTTGTTATAGAAACAAAACCAGTAGAAGAAAAACCAAAATTAGTAAACGAACAAGTTGAAAGTATTGGTGCAGAAGTAAAAAAACCAGGTATTGAAGGAATTACAGTTGAAGAAGTTGCTGAAACTGAAGAACCAATTAAGCCTGTAAAAAAAGATAACTTATCTGAATATACGGATTCAGTTCAGTTAAGAATAAATCAGCTTACGCGTGCGCGTAGAGAAGCTGAACGTCAAAGAGAAGCAGCAGTTCAATATGCAAAAGGAGTTCAAAAACAACTTCAAGAGTTGCAAAAGAATGTAAGCACATATGACACTCAATACATTAAAGAATTCGAAGCAAGAGTAGATGCAGAAACTGCATCAGTCAAAGCTCAACTTAAATCTGCAATAGAAAATCAGGATGCTGAATCTATAATGCAGGCTCAAGAGAAGTTGACAAGTTTAGCTGTTCAAAAAGAAAGAGCTAAAATCACAAATGCTGAGAGGGCTCTTCAGGCTCAAAAACCTGAAGATAAATTAACAAACGTAGATCAGCAAATTGTAAATAATTTACCTCCTGAACCATCAAAAAAAGCTCAAAAATGGGCAGAAAAGAATATCTGGTTTGGTAATGATAAAATTATGACTAATGCTGCATATACAATTCACGAAGATTTAGTAAGTCAAGGGTTTGACACTGAGAGTGATGAGTATTATAATGAGATAGATAAATTAATGAAGGATTCATTCCCTCATAAATTTACAGATATTCAGGAGCAACCACAAAAGAAAATCGTCCAAACTGTTGCGCCTGCTGGTAGAACCAACTCAGGACGCAGAACTGTGCGACTCACCAAAGCACAAGTTAGTATGGCTAAAAAATTAGGGGTGCCACTAGAAGAATACGCTAAATACGTGAAGGAAGGAGCTTAACATGGAAGACATAAATAAAACCTCACGCGCGACAGACGAAAGGTCAAAAAACGAAAGACCAAAACACTGGACGCCTCCATCATCTTTGGATGCACCAAAGCCAAAAGATGGATTTGTACATAGATGGTTAAGATATGAAATTGCAGGATTTCAAGATACTGCAAATATGAGTAAACGACTTAGAGAGGGCTATGAATTAGTCAAATCTGAAGAAGTTGAAAATGGATCTCACAACTACCCTGTGTATGACAAATCACATCGATATGCTGGGTACATTGGGGTTGGTGGCCTTGTTCTGGCAAGGATACCAATTGAGATTGCAAAATCACGCGCTGAGTATTTCGCAAGAGTTACTCAAGACCAAATGAACGCTGTAGATAATGATCTCATGAAGGAACAGAATCCGGGTATGCCTATAAATATTAGTAGACAAACTCGTGTAACTTTTGGTGGTGGACGGAAAAAATAATTTTTTTGTTATACCATCGTAACTATAAATAAAAACGGAGAAAAAAAACTATGGCAAACGTAAATGAAAAGTTTGGTCTCAAACCTTACCGATCACTTAATGGAGCTCCATGGAACAATGCTCAAAACAGATATACAATAGCAAATAACCTTTCTACTGCTATATTTCAGGGCGATCCAGTAAAACCAACGACTGCGGGTAACGTAACGTTGGCGCGATCAAATACATCTGATCGTATAGTGGGTGTGTTCAATGGTGTATTCTATAATGATCCATCAACACAAAAGCCTACTTTTAGAAATTCGTATCCAGGAAGTATTGCGGCTGCAGGAATTACTGCATTTGTAATAGATGACCCTAATACAATTTTTGTAGTAGATGCAAATGCTGCTTTTACAAGAGCGGATCTATTTAAAAATTACTCATTAACGAACGTTACAGGAAATACTTTGACTGGTATTTCTGAAAAACAATTAGCTGTTGGTACATCAGGACTAACGACTACTTTTGCGGTTCAAGCAATTGATATCCAAGAAGGTCCAAGTGATTCTGATACATCAGCGGCTGGTGTTAATGTATTAGTAAGAATCAACAATCACTTCTATAGAAGTGGTACTGCAGGTATATAAAGGAGACAAATTATGGCTATCTCAAGACAACAATTAACAAAAGAGCTAGAACCAGGTTTGAATGCTTTATTCGGACTTGAGTACTCTAGATACGAAAATGAACATGCAGAAATCTACGTAACAGAAGCTTCTGATAGGGCTTTTGAAGAAGAAGTTATGTTATCAGGTTTCGGTGCTGCTCCAATCAAGCAGGAAGGTGCTGCGGTTGTATTTGACCAAGCAAATGAATCTTTCACTGCAAGATACACACACGAAACTATCGCTTTAGCTTTTGCAATAACAGAGGAAGCTATTGAAGATAACTTATACGATAGATTAGCTGGTCGTTACACAAGAGCATTGGCAAGATCAATGTCAAATACCAAACAAGTTAAAGCTGCAAATGTGCTTAATCAAGCACAATTTACAGCTGTGACTGGTGGTGATGGCGTTTCTCTTATAAACAGTGCTCACCCATTAGCAAATGGTAATACTTTTTCAAATGTATTATCTACAGCAGCTGATTTGAATGAAACATCGCTAGAACAATCATTAATTGATATAGCAGGTTTTGTTGATGAAAGAGGGTTAAGAATTGCAGTTCAAGGTGTAAAAATGATAATTCCAAAAGAATTACAATTTACTGCTGAGAGAATTCTTAAATCACCTTTAAGAGTGGGTACAGGGGATAACGATATCAACGCTATTGGTAATATGGGAATGTTACCACAAGGATACAGAGTGAATCATTTCTTAACAGATACTGATTCATACTTTATTCTAACTGATATTCCTAACGGTTTCAAACATTTTGAAAGAGCTCCATTAAGAACAGCTCTTGAGGGTGATTTTGATACTGGCAACGTACGATTCAAAGCTAGAGAAAGATATAGCTTCGGCTTCTCTGACCCTAGATGCGTATTCGGTAACGGAAATTTACCTACATCATAATAGTTAGGTTTGACAATCAAGGAAGGGGCTAGTGTTTACACTGGCCCCTTTTTCATTTATAATAATTTCACTATACATTAACTTTTAATCTAGACGCGTATAGTCGACGGCCTAGAGACTAGATTATAAAACTAGGAGAACATAACTATGGCAACAACATCATTCCAAGGGATCGTAAGATCATACGGAGGACAAGATAAATCAAAAACAACACCAGGTGTTGTAGTATTATCTGAAATAATTTCTTTTAATGCTGCTGCAACTGCTGCAAGTGCAACACCGGTTAGAATTGGTACATCAGCAACAAGTGGTAAAACTTTTGTTTTACCAAAAGGTGCAGTACCGATTTCCTTTACAGTGGTCGTTGCATCGTCAGGTGGAGGATCAACTGTAGATATCGGAACAACAGCTGACGTTGATGGTTTTTTTAATGAAGTAGCTTCGGTTACAAAAGGATCAATCAAAGGTGCAGATGGTGCTTTAGTTTTAGCAGGTGGTATCACAGCTAATGCTACTGTAGCAGCTTCTGTTGGAGCAACTGCTGGAACTGGAACAGTTACAGGAGTATTCACATATACAATAGTAGATGATGCTAAAGAAGGCGAGTCACAGTCGCTATAATAAATTAATTTAAGGAGCTCGAAAGAGCTCCTTATTAAAAAGGAAAAAAATTATGAAGTCAGATGTAAAACCGGTCATATGTCCTAGTAATACTAGTAATATAGTTTTATTTACAGGATCAACAAGATTAAGAGGTTATGCTATTCAATCAACTGGATCTTCTGGTGCAGTTGTGATTAATGGTTTGACAAATTCAACTACTGTAAGCTCATCAACTACTACAGAAGTTTTCATACCAGTATCAGTAGGAGCAGGTCAAACTGAAACACTAAACCTACCAGAGGATGGTGTTTTATATGCTGCAAGAAATGGCACAGGTATAGTTAATGGAATTGGTGTTACAGGTAACACTAGTGGTTTAAATGTCATTTTGTTTATAGATAAATAAAATGAAAGACTACATAGCAGAATTGCTAGGTCTCAAAGATGGAGGAATGCCACCTCGAAACAAAAAATATTATCGTTCTACTGAGTCTGGAGCAGGTATGACTTCTGCTGGTGTTGCAGCTTATAGAAGAATGAATCCAGGTTCTAAATTATCAACAGCCGTAACAGAAGACAAACCCGGCCCAAAAAGAAGAGCAAGAAGAAAATCTTATTGCGCAAGATCTGCTGGACAAATGAAAATGCATAATATTAATTGTTTAAAAACTCCTGATA